TGTCAGCATAGTCAGCTTGTGCTATTTGAGGAGCAGCACCAACCGCAGCCATCTGACGAGCACGTTCAGCTTCAGCACTCTGATACGCTAACTGACCACCTTGTTCCGCTAACGCACGAGCATAAACATCCTGAGCCTGACCTGTTAATTGATTCTGAGCACCAGAGCCATAACGACCCATTGACGATGCGCCTGATTGCAATTTCTGCATATTACGCAAATAATCTTCACCTGCTAGACGATTCGTCTGCTCTAAAGCACCCGCTAGGAATGGATTAACGCCTCTACCTTGAATCGTAGCTAATGTCTCTGCCTGTGCTGCACCTGTTAGCGGAGAACCTGCCATAGCTCGTTGTTGAGCCATCTGCAAGGCTTGCTGAGTCTGCTCCGATGGGCTTACATACGTCTGACCGGGGAAGAATTGTGGTGAACCTGTTTCATAGAGACGTTTAGCCTCCTCAAGTCCATAGGTAACATACGGCTTGATCGCTGGATCAATGCTCGTTGTTGTAGTGCTCTTTTGACTACCGCCGCCACCACCCATATTAAACCTCACAAATCCATTGTTTTGGACGGAATCCGTAATCAGCCGCCCTTTTAGCCCAACCCCGCCTATGGCTAGAAAATGTTATGTATTTAACCTTAGCCTCTGCCGCCATACCTTTTATGTATTTTAAGGCATTTTCGACAACATCATAACTATTTTCTAACGAATAAGCAGCCCATAGATGCATAGTCTCGCCCTGTGGCTGTATGACAAAGAATCCAGCGTAGTGGTTATTCTCTATCAGTACAAACAACAGACTCTTTTGATTGAAACAGTCTGTATATACATCTTCAATAATCCAGTTTTCTGGACTCCTGCTTTTAATCTTCTCTAAGCCTAACTTAACGCTAGACCACCATTGTCTTAGTTCCTGTGGAGCAATATATCTATACTCCATTAGCCCACCACAATATAACCATACGTTTTATCTGCCGTGTTATTAGACCAATGTGTCAGAGTAGCACTTCCTCGTACTTGACTGCTAACATATATATTAGTTGAAGCATTAGGAGAAACATAGTTTACCGTAGTAATAACGCTAGGTACTGACGGTCTAGTCGGGCTAGTTCCTGCCGCAAATGTTTCAATCGTTACGCCAGTATCTGTAACTCTCCACATTATCTCAAGATAGTCACCGACAGCTAATTCAATAAAGTAATTTAATGCAGCGATAATATGACTTGGATCACCAGAACTATGTCGTGCCGGAATACCAAATCGACTATTAGAAGCCGTTATATTCGTTCCATTCTTTCTAAACCATACATCTGCATCTTGGCTGCTATTAGTCGTATTCTTAAATTGAATAGAAAATTGCAAGTTGTAAACACCTGCATTTCTGACATTAATCCGTGAACTATTGGATACATATACTCCATTGGAGTAGTCAGTTGTATTTAATGTAATAGCATATGCAGTCGTAGTATTAGCAGCAGTTTGATTCGTAGAGTCCTGAAACGCTCCGTAGGGCATCGCATCAGTAAACGCAGCCGCAGATACAGGAGTAAAGAATAAAAGGCTCTCCTTGCCTATACGATCGTCAAACAGCGTAGTAGTAGTAGTATTACCTGTCGCTAAAGTAATCGTTCCAGTATTGTTCGTCTTACCGTCCATAATGCCACGGACAACCTCACTAACAGAGCGTTCATCAGCACCGAATACAGGTAGAGTACGAAACTGTACTGATCTAGTCATCGATTGCCCTGCTGAGTAATTTCAATTTCACAACCTACAATAGTTTCCCAATTAGCATTAGTCGGAGCTACCTTAATACGATGGTAATTACCGTTAGCTCTCAATGGCACTCTGTTGTCTGAGTCTGGTACGGCTGTTGTTCCGAATTCGACGCTATCTGACAATAGTTTTCTACTGGCAACTGCAACTGACGCGATTCCATTATCGATAATAGGTTTTGCCAATGTGATAATAGAACGTCCAATGTCAATGTCTCCAGAAGTAATATATGCAGCTTGCAATGCACCAGAGAAAACTACAATTCTCTGATTTCTAACGCCAACGAATATAAGCTGACCACCAGCCCAAGTACGTGAATCTAACGGTATCTGCTCTGCCGTGTTATCAATACTTGGCAATGTAATTGTGCAATTTGACGTAGTAATAGTCGCACCAGTTGCGGCTGTAAATGTAAATGTATTTGCGCCAGTTCTTGTTACTTGGAATGTTCCATCTACTCCAGCACCAGAAGTCGCATCAAATAATACATAAGCATTAGTCTCTAACCCATGATCCGTTACAGTAACAGTAACGGTAGTGCTACTTTGTGTATACGTACCAGTTTTCTGGTTTGTACTATCAAAATAGTAAATGTCTAACTGCTCAAGTGTGGCACTAGGTGTCAGTCCATACGCTAAGAAGTTCACGTCAGTTAAGCCATACGACCATTTATCTAAATCGATAGAGTAATACAGCAAGAATCTGCGACCGAAGTTATTCTTAAAGTTCCAGATAACTAACTTACGTACTGGATCAATGGTTGCGCTCATACCAGTCTGGATTTCGCTCAAACTGACATTATCAAAGAACCAACGATTAACCTTTTCTAGTCCAATGTTCTTAACTGACTTACCATCGCAGACATAAAAGCCATCATCAGCTAGAAAGTACGTTAAATTCCCAAACTGAGCGATAGAACCGTTAGACATACAGCCTAACGTCCTAGAAATAGCGTCAAATTGAAAGAAAAACGGACTACCTGCATACGACATACGATAGATAGCACGTTCTAAGAAGATTAGACCGTACTCACCACCCGCTAGACCTGTAATATCACCGCCATCAGGTACTACCTGAGAGTCAGACTGAGAAGCAGCACCCGGAGTCCAGTCAGTCTCGTCATTAATATCTGACCAGTAGACCTTATTCTCCTCACCACCTACGTTAGCAGCTACAACAAAGTCTCGAACTACAGTCACAAATTTAGCAGCAGGAGCAGCAGCAGCCAAGTCAGCAAAGTAAGTCGATGATCCTAAATCATAAGCCTGTAACTGGTCTGCACCGTTAGCTAGAATCATCTTAGAGCCAAACTGAGTAATATCCCATGCCTCAACAGTAGAATATCCAGTAGTCGTTAAGGCATCTAAGCCAGTATTACTAGGATTAAACTTGTAAATCTGTGTAGCACCAGCAGCAAATAGCGTAGATGCACCAGAAAACTTACCAGCAAATGCGACTAACAAGTTCTGACCTGCATTAGATGAGTAATCTACTGCTTCACGTAATGGAGCATAGCCATTAGTAACTGGATAACAATTATAGGCATCAGTTATTGCACCAGTAACACCGGGCTGGTCTGGCAACCACTCACCGAAGATAATCTTTTGCTTTGCCATTACTGTTTAGCCCAAGTAGTTGATTCTGGAGTTACTACAGTCCATTGATAACCAATAACATCACCAATAGCACCCACATCTGCATTGGCTGTAATAGCAGCAGAACTAGAAAATACTGAGCTACCATTTGCATTAACTGTAGCTGTACCATTAATAGAAGCAGCTCCAACAGTTACAAACGTAGCGTTAGCCGTTACCGTAGCTAAACCAGTAATACTTGCTCTTATAGCCGGAGCAGAATCACCTACAGCCGTTACAGTAGCCGTACCTGTAATGCTTGCTCTACCGCCATATATTGCTAATCCTGATGCCAATACCGTTACGTTACCGATAATGGACGCACTAATACCTTCGTTCTCACAATAGCCAGAATCCCAATAGCCAGCGACAACGTATAGATCAGGAGAACTTAGGTCATCTTCACCGTAGCCCTGAATCCAGTAATCAAAATCGACATAATTGTTAGCCATTTACCTCTACCCAAGTCTGAGATTCCTCATTCCATGAGTAAATACCACCATCAGTAGGCATAGATGTTGGTGCTTGCCAAATAACATTAGAATCTAATATCCAACTTGGATACGGTTGCGGAGGAACAAAAGCATCAATATCTTCACGGTATATATAACCTATGCCAGCGCAATTACCGCGAAACGGAATGCCACCATTTAGGTGAACATTTCCTACCGTGTTATAGCTAGTACGTTTGCATACTTGACCACGCACATCACTATAATGCTGTTCCCAATTATCAATACCATCTTCACCCTCGTTTTTGCCGGGAATGACTTCTGTAACTACATTATTGCTATCTAGAAATGCGTAGTGTGCCATATCAATCACCATGAAATAGTGCCAGTACCAGCAGTAAATTTGTAGATGGTATTACCACCAGATGTAGTTTTTGTGTAAGTTAAACCACCACCAATAGACACTAAATCAGCATTAGTAGATGGGTAACTAATAATTACAATACCGTCACCGCCGTTACCGCCTGCTTTTGATGCGCCAGCCGCGCCAGCACCGCCGCCACCTGAACCTGTATTAACAGCTCCAGCACTAGGAAGTTCAGGAGACGTAGAATTACCAGCATTGCCGCCGATACTAGAACCGCCTACGCCTTGTGTGCTATCGCCATTGCCTCCGCCTCCAGCAGCGTAGAACAAAGCAGTTCCGCTTATTGAAGTCTGCGTTCCAGAACCGCCGTTACCACCGGTCGAAGTAACCCCATTTCCACCCGCCGCGCCAGAGCCACCACCGCCGCCCATAGCTGCGCCATAGTTGGCTGTATTTGTAGCTGCGCCGCCTTGATTACCTTGTGCAGATGTACCAGCCGTATTGGTGTTGTTACCAGAACCACCCGCCGAACCACCTGAGCCGCCGGCAACACCTACGTTACCACTCGTTCCTGACTTAGCTCCGTAACCACCACCAACAGACGTAATTGAAGCAAAAACAGAATTGCTACCCGGACTGCCGTTATTGTTTCCAGACACACCACCAGCACCGTAT